TGTGAGGCCCGCGGGCTTCTCGGGCTCCGGCGTGGGCGAGCCCGGTTCCGGCGGCGAGTGGATCTCGCCCTTCGGGGCCGACTTCTTCGCCGTCGAGCGCTTCGCGGTCGTCTTCTTCCGCGTCGCGGTCGTCTTCTTCCGCGTCGCCGTCTTGCGCACCGGCTTGGGGGGCTCGGGCGGACCCGGCGGTTCCTCGCCGACGAACGTCGGCTCGAGATCGGGCGGTTCCCGGAACACCCGCCGCGGCCGGGAGCGATCGTCCACCGGGATGAACAGCTTGAGCATCCCCTTGCCCTTGAGGATCGGATCCGATGCCGCCACGATGGATTCGTTCTTCGTGTACGCCGCTCCGTCCGCCGTGACGAACGACTCCGCCGCGACGTAGTGGGTCGCCTTCGCCACGTTCTCGCCTCCTTCGCGATCCTGCGGGGAGCCCCGGCTCCCCGCCGACCGTTCTGCTCAGGCCGCCTCAGATGGTCTCGAGGTAGCGGAACCGGTTCACGTCCAGCGTGCGGCAGCTGTTCCGCCAGAAGGCGAACACGCCGCGCTGACCCGTCGGGATCCCGAAGCCGGTGCCCGCGGTCGCCTGCTGGAACAGGTTCGGGATGACTTCGACTTCCATGCCGACCCGGTCGACGACCATGAACCCCTTCGAGAAGTCGCCGACGACCATGATCTTGTTGCCGGCGCCGGCCAGGGTGACCGTCATCGTCGAGAGCTCATAGCTCCCCATCCCGGCCAACCGTGGCGGGACCCCCTCCTGCAGCTGGACCCACAGCCCCGCGCCGCCGGCCGTGTCGATCGCACGGATCCGGTTCTGCTGGGTGAGCGAGGCCAGGAACGTCGCCACGCCCGAGCGAGCTCGAGGCGGCAGCGCGTTCTGCAGGTTGTACAGGTCGGCGAGCGCGAACACGCCGGTCGTGCCCGTCTGGACACGCTGGGTAGTCGTGAGCGCCGTCAGGAGCCCCTGCGGGTTCGGGTTCGTGCCGTTCCCGGTCAGGAACGACGTCGCCTCCTCGATGTCCTTCGCCTCGGCGAACAGGCCCGCCATCTCGGCCTGCAGGGCTTCCCAGTCCTGCCCGACCTCTCGCGAGAACGGGACGAACGAGTCGACCCGCTGCACCTGCACCGCCGGCTGCGTCATCGCCGGCGTTGCGTCGGCCGAGACCGCGCCCTCGAGGTTCCTCGTCGCGACCACCGCGCCGGACGTGGCGCCTCGCCACTCGTTGGTGCCAACGATCGTCTCGAGCCGCGAGATCGCCCGGAACGGGTTGATCACGTAGTTCGAGGTTCGGATAATCGTCGGGTCGAGCGTCCACACGACCGGCACGCCGGTTGTGCCCAGCGTGAACGCGCGCTGCAGGGCCGCCTCCTCGAGCTGTGAATAGCCGACCGTCTGCCCGCGCATCAGCTTCCCGAAGGCGCTCTGGTACGCGGGGGATCCGGTGCCGAGGATGTGCTCGGCGAGCATCACGTCCACGCGCCGTCCCGCGTCGGACTGCACCCGGCGTCCACCGGGACCGATCCCTCGGACCAGCTTCGAGACGTGGGCGCGGACCTTCGCGTCGTCGATCTTGATCGCGCCGATCTCCGAGTCCCCGGCGAGCTCCTGAGAGCGCTCCGAGTAGGAGATCTCCGTCGGGATCGACGCGATCTCGACGGCACGCTGCGCGTCCTCGATCAGGAGGCGCTCGGCGTGCTCGGGCGAGCTCGCGTCCTTCCACCGCGCGACGGGGTCGAAGATGTCGCGCTGGATCGACTTCGTGGTCTGGAACTGGTGCGGCCGGCCCACGGTCTCGGACCGACGCTCGTCGGTCGCGCTGCGGGCGACGGTCGCCTGCAGGTCCGCGATCTCCTGCTCACGCCTCTCGATGTCGGCGAGCTCGTCCTTCAGCCCGTCCCACTCCGAGCGGATCACTTCCTCCATGCCTCCGGCCGGATACTGTTTCGCGATCTCCGCCTGTCGGGCGAGGACCTCGGTCTTCCGGCTGGCGACGTCCTCCGGTCGGGAGAACTTCGTCTCCGTGTCCACTTCACTAGCCTCCTCGGGTGCTGGGGGCGGAGGTTGCTCCTCGTGAGGCTGCTCCTCGGTGCCCGTGTCATCGGGTGTGACGGAGGGCGCGGCAGCTGGGGCAACACTTTTAGCCGCCGCGCCCTCCTCCTCGGTCCTGTCGTCGGCGTCTGGGGCCGCGGCGGGAGCCGCTTCGGTCTCGGTCTCCTCGGACCGAGAGGTCGTGACCTCGATCGGGCGCGCGGCCTTCGCGAACTCCGCGAGCCGCTGCAGGCCCTCACCGTGGGTCATCTTCGCGAAGACGTACTCATCGGTCATCGAGCGAGCGACCACTGCGGAAGTCTTCGTACCGACCGGGAACGGCGTCGGGCCGAAGTCCTTCAGCCGCGTGATCGAGCGCACGACGTGCTCGTCGAGACCCTCGGGGTTGTGCTCGGCGCGTTCGGCGAACCGCGAGACCGTGATCTCAGCGTCGCCGCGGAAGCTCGACCCGTACAGGCCGGCCTCGAGCCCTGGCAGGAGCGCCCGGTTGTAGTCGGTGTCCAGGAGCGTGACCTCGTAGTAGGCGCTGCGCGCGGTCTCGCCCACGGCCTTGACCGGGCCGAGCGGCTTCCGCGCGATCGAGGGGTCCTGCCCGTGGTCATACAGCGGCTGATACCGCCCGCGATCGCGCTCGAACGCGGGGGCGAACGAGCCGCGCGCGATCTGCTCGACGAACGGTCTGCCGCCGTTCTCGAATGTCGAGCGGATCGAGGCCCAGTCACCGAAGGTTGCCATGTCGCCGCGCAAGGTTCCGAGCGAGCCGTCGTGCGCGGCGACGAGCTCGGGAGCCGCGAGCGCGCGAACGATGTCGGTGACGGCTTCGAGCTCCTCCGAGCGCTGCGCGTCGGGGTTGATCTCGCGCATGTGCGCCTCGAGGTGGGACCGCGCGTCGTCGGTGTTCGTGAGGCCTTCGGTCTGCGGCAACCGCGACAACGCGTTGCGGACACCGGCGGCGTTCGGACCCTTGCCGAGGTAGTGATGCGGGAGCGCGTGCGAGCTCCGGAGCGCCGGGTCGCCAGCCTTGCGCCCCGCGCATATCGAGTTGTAGTCCGAGGCGCTCTCACACGCCGCCATCGCGCGGCCGGCGTCCCAGGTCGACGTATCGACCGCCCGCCCAAGCTCGGTCGTGCTCACGGGCGCATAGTCCCGAGCGTCGCAAGGTTCCTCACGCCGGCGCCTCCTGCGGCTGGTTCCCGTTCGGCGCGGGTTCCGGCAGCTGCAGCTGCTCGGGCTTGTCGGGGGTGAACTTCGTCCCCGGCGGGTGCAGCTGCACCGAGAATAGGTTCGAGTGCTCGAGGCGCTCGAGCTCCCCGGATGTCACCGCGTCGACCGCGGCCTTGGGGATGAACCCCGCGTCGGTGAGCTGGCGGATCGCCTGCGCGTTCTGGAACAGGATCCCGGCGCGGTCCTTCGCGTCCTCGCGCAGGAACGCGACGTCGCGGTCGTCGTACCAGAGCTCGAAGCCGGCCGGCACGCTCACGATCGTCTCGAGCGAACCGCACAGGTTGCGCCACAGCGGGCGAATCGTCATGTCGGCGTAGCGGCGGATCGAGCCCTGGTAGTTCTGGATCGAGTAGGACCCCGCGGTCGCCGCGTCGCCGAGACCGACCACGACCGGCGGGACACCTGCGGCGGCGCAGATGATCGTCTCGCCGGCGCGCTGCGTGGCCGCGAAGTCGAGCTCCTGGAAGTTGGAACCGACCACCGTCGCGTCGGCACCACCGGCCAGGAACAACGTCTTGTAGGCGTTCGTCGGACCCTCGTGCTCCTCGCGGTAGATCTTCTTGATCCAGGCGAGCTTCTCGTCGGTCTTCACGTCGGGCGAGACCCTGACGATCAGGTTTGGCGTCGCGGCGTTGGAGAGGTAGCTCGACTTGTGCTCGGTCATCTGCTGGTCGGCCTCGATCTGCCGGATCACCGGCGTCAGCCAGGACATCCCGCGATAGGACGCGAGCGGATCCGGCACCGGCGCGAAGTGTGCAACCTCGCTCGCGAGCAGCGGGACGGGATCTTCGCCGGATGATGGCCCACCGGGGAGGTATGCGTAGCCGATCACCTCAGCGTCGATGTCGTAGCCGTCGACCTCGGGATCCTGCTCGGATCCGCACACGATCACGACCCAGTCGGGCCGCAGACGCTTGATCTTCGGACCCTGCCGGCGAACGAGGAACGCGTTGCCGGCGAAGTCGGCATCGAGCAGTACCCTCGAGAGCAGATCGCCCGTCGTCGCGCCGGGCCACGGCCGCCCGAGCAGCTTGAGGTCGCGGAAGCCGGGGTTCCGCTGGTCGGTCCCGGCGATCAGGTCACCGGGTCGACCGTCGGCGAAGTCGCGGAACCCGAACCTGACCTCGGAGAACGCCGAGAACCTTGCCAGCTCACACGCGAAGACGGTCCCGTTCGCTGCATAGGCGCCAACGACGAGCTGCGAGAAGCCCTGCCCGACCGTCTCGCGCTTGGATCCGGGGAGCGACTGGTTCAGTCCCCCGACCGGGTAGGTCATGCCGTTGAACCGCAACGACATCTGGCCGAGCCATTGGTCGAACGTCAGCGGGTAGTCGGCGCGGCGGATCCCCCGTGGCTGGTCGAGACCGGCCCACCACGAACGAGCGTTGTCGATCAGACCCACGAGAACATCGTGACCTCGCCCACTTCAGGCATCGTCGCGGCTGCCTCAAGGGCGAGAACATCGGCGACCGCGCCGGCCTTCGAGCTCTCGCGCTCGAGCACGTACATCGTGCGGCCGTCGTCATCGGGATCGCGAGCGGCGACCTTCCGCAGATTCGCGGCGTGCACGTCGGCCGTGACGCGCGGATCGCCGTCGTGGGTGTGCGTCCCCTCGCGGACGGCCACGAGCCAGCGGTCGACGGCCTGGGAGAACCGTCGCGGTTGGTTCGTCTCGAGCGCGAGGACGACCTCGTCGCCGTACAGCTCCGCCCAGACCTCGACCTCGGTCCGCCACCGCGGCGGGTCACAGAGCATCCGCCCGACCTGATACATCTCGAACGCCGACGCGATCGCCTCGTGCACTTCCGCGCGCGGAACGACCCAGTCCTTCGCGCCCGGAGGCGGAGCCCAGTACCCCAGCGAGAACGAGAACCCGTCCGACGTGCAGGCACGCAGCGACGCCGCACCCGTGTAGGCGAACCCGATCCCGATCGCCGCACCCTCGCGCCCTTCGCGCTTCTCGGTCGCCGCTCGATACGCCGCGACCTTGGTCTTCGGCCTCGCGAGCTCGTCCCACCGACGCGGATCCACGGCACGGCCCGCTGCGGCGACGCGGAGGTTGTAGAAGTAGCGGAGCGAATCGGTCCAGTCGGTCGCCGGGTCGCGCACCTCGGCGAGGATCCGGTCGGGATCGACCCACCGCGCGTCGCCGTAGACGTGGACGAGCTCGGCGCGCAGCTGCTCGTCGGACCAGCCCGGATCAGGCTCCGTCGCCGCGCGCCGCGCGTAGTAGAAGATCCCCGCCGCGCCCTCCTCGGCCTCGGTCCCTGTGGCTTCCGCGACCGAGTGCTCGCCCATCGCCGGCGCGTTCGTGGTCTCGACCGAGCGGCCGGCCATCTTCGCGAGGTTCCGGCGCAGCGTCGCCGCGAGCTTCGTCCCGTGGTTGCTGGGCAGCCACAGGTGCGGCTCGTCGAGCACCGCGAACGTGAGCCGCTGACCTTCCCGCGATCCGCTCGAGGCCGTGACCGGCTCGAGCCGACCAGGGCGGCCGCGCAGGTACAACCGCATCCGACCGACGTCGATCCCGAGGTCATCCGCGGCGCGTCCGTCGTTCACGGTGAGCAGCTCGTAGCCGGCGAGGAACGTGTTGTCGGTCTGGTCCTCGCTCACCGCCGCGATCTGGACCCAGGGCGGAGGCGAGTCCTGCGTCCCCCACGGCCGACCCACGGGCTCGCCGTTCGCGTCCCAGCCGGCGAACAGCACGGGCAGCGCGAGCTCCGCGATCGCGAGCGAGCCGATCATCGGGGACTTACCCCAGCCCTTCGCCATCTCGAGGCACGCGCGCCGGTAGATGAACGCCCCGGTCTCGGGCTCGAGCGCGAACCACGCGAGGAACCAGCGCGCCTGCTCGTCGGTGTAGATCAGCGGCTCGTCGGAGTCAGCCGGCGAGGGCAGCGTCTCCGAGAGCGCGTCGAGAACGTCGTAGCCGAGGGTTGGGAACTCGCCCTCGAACGACTCGCCGCGCCACGGCACACACTCACCTGCTCGCCCGGAGCCGCAGCCACGCAACGCCAGCGGTAATCAGCAGCACCACGACCCATCCCCAGGGCGGCACGTCATAGGGATTCAGATCGAGCCCGGTCACCGGACCGCCTCGAGGCGGCGATACCTCGAGACCTTCGCCACGCTCTGCGTCTGCTCCGGCGGCTTCCACCGACGATCTTGCTGACCTTTCGGCGTGATCCCGTAGGTATCCATCTGCAGCCGGAGCTCCGACGCGCGGTGGTGGTCGCCGCGCTGGACCTGGTCGTACAGCAGGATCACGACCCGCAAGCCCGGGATGTCCTCGGGCGTCCAGAACGCCGCGAACCACGAACGCATCCAGATCCGCCAGGCGAACTGCGACTCGCGGCGGAGACCGGCCGGCGCCTTCGGCGGCTTCCCGTACTGCCAGCCGACGCCCGAGGGCGTCTTCCACTCACCGCGCTCCGGCGTGTTCGCCCGCCGGCGGTCCGAGCTCGGCGCGGGACCCTTGCCGGCCATCACGTCGGCTCGATCCAGCGACCGCTGGGCTTGCGCCGCTGCATGTATCTCGAGGAGACCGCGGGTACGGGTGTCCCCTCAGCCGGCTTCGTCTCCTCCGGCTCGGGATCTGCGAGCTCGAAGTGGTCGCCGGCGCGGAAGCCCACGAACGGCTCGGCCACGAACAGCCCGCTCTCCTCCTGCCGGATCGAGTAGTCGGTTGGCACTTCTCAGACCCCCAGATCCGTACTGTTTCCGCGCGGGTCACGATCACTGTAGAGAGATTCAATGTGAGGGTGCCGCGACCCACCCCCCCCGTCTCGGGCCATCACGCGGATCGTCTCCGCCACGTGGCAATCGTGACAGAGCGTCTCGCCGTTGGCCTCGGTCTGAGGCCCGCCGTCACGCGACGGGATGACGTGGTTCACCTCGAGCCGCGTCCTGGACCCGCACCGCCGGCACCGATAGCCATCACGCCGCAGGACAGCGAGCTTGACCGACTTCGGGAACCCCTCATACACGTATCCGGGTCGCGCGCCGAATGGGCCACGCGTGGCATGGACCCCGCACCGTGACCCTGTGGTGAGACGGGTGCAGCCGCGCACGATGCATCGACGCTTGAGCTTCACGCCGGCAACCGTCTCAGCTCGTGCTCGTCGACGCTGAGCCTGAGCTCCTCGGTGATGCAATCCTCGGGGATGTGGGTCACGGCCCGGACGTCCGGCCCAGTCTCGGAGGCAACGGAACGCCAACCCGGCCAGCGCTGCGGCCGGACCCAGCCCACGACCTCGAAGATGCCGGGCTCATCGAGATCGCCCTCGTGCTCCTCGAACCTGGGGTCGAGGTAGCGGATCCGCACGAGTGCGCCGATCTCGATCACGTCGGGAGCCCCGTGCCGGCGGGCTCACGCGTGACGGTCAGCTGGAATCGCAGCTGTACGCCGCTGCTGCTCGCGATTACCACGTCGAGCGGTGGACCATCGGACCGACCTGCATAGAACTCGGCCGCCTCCTGCGGGTTGGCCTCGGCCCACGCCGTCTGCACGTCGAATACTTCGCGCATGATCTCCGGGAGCGTGATCACGCCGCGCCGCCCGGTGTCCAGATCCTCGGCCGCGCCACTCGCACGCCGCGCTCGTACAGGCTCGCCAGGATGTCCGGCGTCTGATCGGGCTGAGCGGCTGCGCGGATCGCGCCACGCCGACCCCGCTTCCCGGATGCGCGCCGCTGCCCTGCTTCACGGAGCTGACGTCGACGTTCGGCGCGGGTCACAGTCGGAGGATGCGCCCGAGTGCTAGGCGCGACTGGCACGCTTCAGGCCCACGATCTGCTGCGAGCCCTCGAGCGTGTGGCCTTTGTGGACACGATCGCGCGAGCTGATCCGGATCCCGCCCTTGTACGACGCGCCGAACTCCACGCCGGTCACGATCACCTCGAGCTGCACGACGACCGTGTCTCCGTCGAGCAGCGTCAACGCGTTCCCGTCCTCGTCGAGCGCCGCGAACTCCCCCGTTGGGACGGAACCCATGCGGGAACGGGCCACGGAGAGGCCCTCGAACTCGCCGATCGCGATCGCGAGCTGCTCGGGCACGTCTTCAGCTGGAACCGCTTCGAGCTTCCCCATCCTCGGACCTCCATGTCTGCACCGGCGTGGTGACGATGCCCAGTCGAACCTGCTCGTCCAGCACCGCGAGCCCGAAGACGATCGGATCGGGCGCCTGGGCTGCGAACGTGCGCTCGGACGCCGAGAGGCCGCCGAACGTCCCATCGCGGTACTTGTCGCCTTCCTCCGCCTCGAGCGCCCAGATCAGGCAGTCGACACGGACAGGGCAACCGGCGCAGATCCGCTTCGTCTTCAGCGTGAGCTCGGTCGCCTGCTGGTGGGCCTCCTCGACGAAGAAGTCCTCGAGCAGCTGGCCCGGCGGGTCGGTCACGCACGCGGATCGGCCTGCCCACGCCGGCAGCGTCACATCGAGCACGGCGTTCCCGTCGACGTCGACGAGCCGATAGCGCTCCGTCACGTGTGATGTACCTCGAAGATCTGCACGACTTTCTCCTCGGTCATCCAAAGTCCAACCATGAAACCTCCATCGCCGTCATGTCTTCGTCCGGTTTCGCCGTCTCGAGGTGGTAGATGGGCCACTGCGGATCGCACCACTCGCCGTCGTGCTCGATGGTCTCCGTCATCCAGCCAACGTGGAATGGAGCCCGCAGGATGTCGAGTGCTTCGACGCCTTGGTCTCGCAAGTCATCATCGGAGAGGGCGCGGCCGCGCAGCTTGTCACGAGTCCATCGGCCCGGTTGCCAGTAGGCCCCCAGACTCATGTTGCAAAACTCGAACGCCCCGGACGGCTGGTCGATGACGGCGCTCATGGCTCTCGTTCTCCTCCGGTGTGTCTTGGATCGCGTCGCCAGCCAGAACACACGTCGCACATGCCCATGCCTTCCCAGAACTCTCGGTCTTTCTCGGTGAGGTCCTTGCCTCGCGGGAAGTGCGTCACGAACCGATGTGGCCCTCGCATGTGAGCCTCGCGGTGCTCTCGCTGGCCTTCGTTCTCAAGCAAGCAGTTGCCACACAACAGGTCGTCACCGTGGAGCGATGGCTCCTCGCATCGGCAGAAGCGACCCTCATCGGCGGCGAGGAACGCACCGACGGCCATCTTGAGGATGTCCGCCGGGTCTCCGTGCTCGATGATCTCACTCGCTCGGTCGCTCATGGCTCTTGTTCTCCTCCGGTGTCTGTTGTGTCGGTCCATCCGGGGTAGGCGTTCCACGGTTCGCCGCATCGTCGGCAGGCCGTCCAACCCATCACTCGGAGATGGCGGATCGTTCCCCAGGTCGGCGAGCGCCGATGCCCGAACACGTGACAGCGGCTCACTCCGGCCCTCCGGTGTCTGTTGTGTCGGTGGCGTGCTTGCGTTCCCACAGTTCTTCGATGGCATCACGGCCACGCCAGTACTCCTCCGCGTCATTCTTCGCCTTCTGCCAGTCAACCGGACCTCGTTCTCCTGTGTCGGTGGCGAGGGCGTCGCGCAGAGCTTCCTCGTTGTAGGCGCTCGGGTAGTTGATGAACCGGTGGGCCTTCTCTATCACGGCTGATTGCTTGGTGAGTTGGGTTCGAAGCTCGTCAAGTTCCTCGTCCATATCAGCAGCGTGGATGGCAAGCTCTTCACACCCCGCACGTACCCCCTCGGCGTAGCTTGCCTTCGTGGCCTCGTACAGAAAATGCTTGCGTTCCTCAGCAGTCCAGTCACCCGCCCGTAGCCTCGCTAGTTCCTCGGCTTGGGTAGCGAGTTGGGCTCGGAGCGAAGCCTCTTCGGATGGGCGGTGCGACAGCACGGCCTTGCACTCGGCGCAGGTTTCGACGACGCCTTCCAGCGTGACACCGTGGTCACACGTCTCGGTCATCCGCCCCACGGCCCCCAGCCGCCAGCGGCCACCATCCGCGCCGTCACGATCGCGTTCGCTCGAGCGTTCAGGATCGGCACATGGGGCCACGTGCGCGAGAACCACGCCGCCCTGCCGAAGGTGAGAACGCGCTCGCCCCAGTACCGCATCAGGTGCTGGAACGCGCCGCACGAGCCATAAGGGTCCTCCCAGCGACACGCCGAGGGCTCCGAGGGGTTCCTCGCGTCGGCGTGGTAACGGGATTCGCGGTAGGCGATGTCGAGCGCGTGATCGAGCTGCGCCGGTGCGAACCGGTCGAACGCGCAGCGGATCGCGTGCTTCGTCTCCGAGACCGACCACGTGGGCCGGCCGTCGTCGAGGCGGAGCCTGCAGATCTCCGAGACCGGCTTCACGCCGACCGCGGTGTAGGGCGAGGCGGCCGAGACACCCATCAGGGACATTCCGAGACTCACAATCATCAGAGCGGTTAGCACATAACGCATCTCAGGCTTCATGTTTGGGTCACCCCCGGTTCGGTGTTGCCGCGCCGGCGGGCCGACGCGGACGCCTACACGGTCGGTCAGACTTGAGGCATCGCCTCCTCCGCTCGGAGGACCTCGACGGCGAAGCGCACCGCACGTCGATGCTCGATCAGGTCCTGCGCGTTCCACGCTCTGCGGATGTGTGATCGGAGCTCGGCGGGGAGGCGGTACCAGTGGGTCGAGCACGCGAGGACGTGCGAGGGGAGACGGATCTCACACTCCGGTCCAGGGCAGACGTGCCAGCGGTCGCTCACCCGGCCTCCCGAGGCACGAGCTCGAGCGGCTGTCGAACGTGGGCGCCGCACGACGGACAGAAAAGGTCAGAGCTCGCGAGGTCGTCGACTAGGTGGTTCCCGCAGACCGGACACGGCTTGGCGATCAGCTCGATCACCTCGACGCGGACGCCGGGCGTACCCCAGCGCTTCGTGACGAACATCTCGACGATCTGACCGTCGTCGGCGTAGGCGATCCCGGTCATCGCATCGAAGACCGCTCGCGTGAGCTTGTCGAGATCAGGCCGCGCTGACGGGTAAGGCTTCGCGCCGGCCTTCGGCGCGTGCAGCGTGAACGAGAGCTTTACCCGCAGCGGACCGGCCAACGGCTGCTCGCGGCGCATCGCGGCCTTCGCGGCCCATCCGATCGCCTCACGCCAGTCGCGCAGACGCCGCGAGGAGGCCTCGTAGATCTGGCCGCGCTCGGTGACGCGGTGGTTCCCCTGCACGGCCGGCGGGGCGTTCACCTCGAACGCGACGATCACGCCGATTCCCCCAGCCACTCCCGCGTCGCGTACACGCGCTTCTCGCTGGGACTGAATGTGAAGGCGTGCAGCCACTCCTCAGGCGGGAGCAGGTCAAGCGCTCGCAGCGCCTTGTGCGCGGTGCGCCGGCGCACGGTCGAGACCTCGGCGTCCGCGATCGTCTGCGCGGTCCGCGTCGTGAAGCCGCATACGCGACCGATCTCGGCGAACGTGTGACCGCGGCGGAACAGCTCGCCGAACAGGTTCACGAACGGCGCCGCGTCGACGTCGGACCGGTACACGCCCGAACTCACGCCGACACGAGCTCCTGAGCTTCGATCATGCGATCAAGCAGGCCGAAGGCTGAGGACTGAAGTTCGGTGACCGTCTCTGCGAGAGCCGACCACGCCGCCGACTCCGCCGCCGACTCCGCCGCCGACTCCGCCGCCGACTCCGCCGCCGACCGCGCCGCCGACTCCGCCGCCGACCGCGCCGCCGACTCCGCCGCCGACCGCGCCGCCGACCACGCCGCCGACCACGCCGCCGACCGCGCCGCCGACCACGCCGCCGACGGCGCCGCCGACTCCGCCGCCGACTCCGCCGCCGACCGCGCCGCCGACTCCGCCGCCTTGATGATCGGCAGGGCCGCGGTCACGAGGTCATCGGTCGTCAGCTCGTCGAGCTGCTCGAGCGCGACCGCGTGTTCCTCGAGTCCGGCCTTCCGCAGCCACGTCGGCGCACACGTCCGAGCGAGCCAATCGGTCGCCATCCACGCGCGACGCTCCTCGACCTCCGCCGAAGCGGCGGTGCCGACCAGTCGCGGGATGTACGGCTTGAGCTTCTGTCGCGTCTCGGCGTCGAGCGCGTCGTTCCAGGAGCGCATGAACGCACCGATCACCTTCGATGCGCACTCGGGCGAGTCGGAGTGCTTCTCGCCGGCGAACCAGGCGACAGCCTCCATCGCGCAGACCGAGGACTTCCCTCGGCGATTGTGCGAGCCAGTCTTGAGCACGAGCTGGTCCAGGTCGACGTGATTCATGCAGCCTCCTCGGGTTCGAGATTCAGTAGGCCCAACGGCATCTCGCCGGTCAGGTTCTCTGACGCCCATCGAGCACGGCGGAACGCCGCCTCGACGAGAGGCGGGAAATCCTTCCCCTCGGTGAACGTCTGCGCCGACAGCACCCACACGGGCCAGTCGTGAAGCTCCGAGGACACGCGCTCGGGATCGGGCGGCACGTCGGAGAACCACATCTGCGCCGCGACGAACGCCGCGAGGTCACGATCGCCCTCGACGCGCGGTGCGATCAGCTTGACGGCCTCGGTCCGCCACCACGTCTCGATCCTGGGTGCGAGCTGAGGCGCGCCGATGTGAGGCACGTGGGCGCCGCTGTTCATCACCTCGCGTGCCTCGGCGAGCAGCTCCGAGAGCTCGGGCATTCGCTTCGAGGACCGCATCAGGTTCCGCGCCGAGAGCTCGCAGCACTCGCCGCAGGAGATCTCGCGGCGTAGCTCCTCGGCGAACAGCCGCGCGCGATCCGATTCACGCTGACGACCGAACGCGATAAACAGCTGGATCACGGCGTCGTCGACCGAGCTCACGATGCGCGCTCCCGCCGCAGACGCTGCTCCTCGTGCCGCCGCGCTGCCTCCTGCAGGCCATCGGCTCGATAGCGGCCCTCGAGCTCTGCGGCATTCACGAGCGGCGTGATCGCATGGATCCCGCGCCAGCGCAGTGTCGCGTGCGCTCGACACTTCGGGCCAGGGTTAGACGCCGACAGGAGCGTGATGCAGCCGGGCTCGACGCAGCGCGTCACGCCGAGGCCCTCCCGCGCTCGAGCTCGCGGCGGAGCTTCGCCGCGTCGCCTTCGTCGGTTCCGCGCGCCACGTAGCCGCGCGAGATCCACGCCGCGAGCGCCGGCCAGTGTTCGACCGCCGCGTTCGGGGTCCACGTCGGCATGGACCGTCCGGGGAATACGCCGCACCACGCCTCGGGCAGCCGGCGGATCATCTCGGGGGTCGCACCGGCAGCCTTGAGCTGAGCGGCAGCGGTACCGAGGCGATCACGGTTGCGCGGCGTCAGGCCAGCGTCAGCCCTGCCCGGGTACGGCTGCCCGACCCATATCTCGTAGAGACCCTCGAAGATCAGGTCTCTGCCGCGAGTGAGGGCCTTCGAGGGCTTCGTAGGCGGACCCGAGCCCAGGTGAACCGTGATCCCGGAGGCGGCCTGATCTGCGGCCGCCTCCGCAGGTTCTCTCTCGTTCCAGTAGCTCTCGTTAGATGGCTCTACTTCCTGCCGCATCCGTGCGGCTACCCCCTCCGCATCCGTGCGGCTACCTGTGGCCGCATCCGTGCGGCTACCTGGCCGCAGACTGCGGAGCCGATAGAGGTTCGTGTCGGCTTCCTTGGTCCCCTCGACACGCCGTTTCTCGATTTCCACGGCGCCCAAGCCGACGAGCTCTCGCATAGCGCGGTCGAGCGTGTCAACGGAGATGTGCATTTGCTCAGCCATGCGAGACCGCGAGGGGAACGCCGTCCCCTCTCGATCCGCGTGGCGCCGCAACACCGCGTACAAGCGAACCGCGTTTGCTGAGATGTCCGCGTAGAGCACGAACTCCGGAACGATCGCGAAGTGCTCGTCTGCACGTACCGAGGTCATGCGGAACCCCTAGAGTTTTGTTGTGGGGTACCGCCAGACCGCCGAGAGCGCGCCCCAGCGTCCGCTTTCACCTTGAGACGCTCCTCGAGCGCTCTGGAGCCCTGAGAGGGCCAAAGTCGAAGGCGGCGTTGCCCGGTCGGGGGCGCCTGATGCCAGACGGCGCGGCGGTCGCGCCGCAGCCCGCGCAGCCGCAGCTCGCCGGGCGTCCGACAACGATCGCCGCGCCGGTCGATGTGACGGTCGTAGACGAACTGACCGCCGAAGCGCTGCCGGCAGAGCTCGCAGCGGATCACGCCGAGGCCTCCTCACTGAGGGAGCTGAGCGCGAGCTGGATCTCCTCGGCGGTCGCGATCTGGACCGTGCGCTCGGTGAACCTGTTCAGCGTCGCCCGGTTGAGGATGCTCAGGGCTCGCGGCACTGAGCCGCCGGACGCGAAGACCAGCGAGTTCCAGAGGCCCTCGGTCTCAGGCAGAGACGGATCCGAGCCAGGTTCGACCGGAAGAGCTACCTCGGGCTTCGGACGATCGGAGGAGCGGTCAGCCTCCCCCGCCTCGGGATCCGTCGGTTCCCCGTCCACAGGCATCCCGACCTGCGGGCCGTCATCCACGGTGGACGGGGAGGATGTGCTCGAGGAGGCGGCCATCTCGGCATGTCCGTCCGCCGGGGCGGCTTGGGACGTGCTTTCCAGCGCCTCCTCGAGCAAGGGGCCATCGACGCCCTGCGGGGAGGGATCCGCGCGCAGGGCGTCGATGACATCTGGGGCGAACCACGCGACCCCGTTGGTCATCGCGCGGCTGAACAGCATGTTCCGCGGGTACCTCTCCCACGAGCTCGGCGCACCCGATGGGCCGCGCTTGCCGAGCCCGGCGCGCTGCGCGTCCTCGATCGTGAACCGCGACACGAAGGCCTCGACGTCGACGACGCCCTCACGAAGCTCACCCTGTTCGCGGTCGAAGAAGTGCAGCGCGCAGACCTCGTCGGTCAGCTCGAGGACGCGGTAGTCGTAGCGCGGGTGACGCCGGATCAGGCGCGCGAGCAGGTCCGCCGAAGGCTGCACGCCGCCGTTGGCAAAGTGGAACGACCGTATCGCCTCGATCGGGCCGAGACCGATCTCGCGGCCGGCGACCATCGCGACCGCGGCGCGCTCGACCGACGTGATCCCCTGCTGGGTGAACAGCTGCGAACCTACGACCGCCTTCGCGAACGTCAACAGCTCGGCCTGCTCCTGCTGGCGCAGCACGATCGCGGTCATCGGGTGATCTCCCGAACGTGACGCTCCCAGCGCTGCTGCCGCCGCCGACCCTCGGCCAACATCGCGCCGACGGCGCGACACATCACGAGGAACAGGCCGCCCAGCACGAACCCGGCCCAGAACGTCACCGCAGCTCCCCTGGCTTGTGGCCGTTGCCGAGCTGGCGGAGCTGGTCAGGCGTTGCGATGGCGATCGCCGGCGCGATCCCGCGTGCTACTTGAGCTATCCCAGCGAGACTCGCCGCGATCTGGTCGGCCTGATCGGCGGTGATGAAGTACACGGCCTCGCCGGTCGCCGAGAAGATGCGCAGCGCGCAGATCGCCTGGCCGTCGGGCAGCTTGAACGGATCGACGTGGAACGTCTGGGACGTCGGCATCGGCCGCACGACGTCGACGACGGGCTGCAGCTCGATCACGCGCTCGCCTCCGTGTGAAGGATCCGCCCTCGCCAGACCGCGATCGGGTGAGCGTGGAGAATCTGTCGGGCCGACTTCCTGTATCCGGTCCTCTCGATCAGGCCGCGCCGCGCTGCGGCGTGGAACCGCGCGCCGGCGGCGTTGGGATGGTCGAGCGGCGGTCCCGCGATCCTTCGCACGTCGTCGGCCGTGAACTCCTCACCCGTGCGGGCGAGCGCCGCGATCGCGCGGTCCCATCGGTCTTTCCACTCCTCGGACGCCGCGCCGTCGGCCAGGGTCATTCCCTCGAGCGCGAGCTGCGCGCCGCTCACAGCTGCGCTCCCACCGCGCGGAGACGGACGACGGGCTCGCGCAGCGCCTGACGCTCCGCGATCTCGCGCCGGACGCGAAGGCACGTCTCGCGGTCGATGGCGAGGCCCTCGGGCGTCCTCACGACCCGGAACAGCAGCTGGTGATAACGCAGCAGCGAGATCCCGAACTCGCGCCGCACGGCGTTCGCCTTTGAGGCCGGATGTGTGGGCGAGGTCCGCTCGAAGTCGATCAGCTCTCGAGCGCCGGGGAAGTCGCGCCGCGCCGGTGACCCGGAGAGGGTAGAGACCCGACGCGGCGCGAGTGGCACAGGGGCCGCAGCTTCAGCGAGCTCGGGAGCCGCGAGCTGGGCGAGGAAGACAGTCGACGGCGCGACGCCGTACCGGTCGAGTGCGCAGGATCCGCAGAGCATCTCGCCGTTGAACCGGACGTCCGGAGGGGAGCCGCAGCGGCAGGGCCGCCACATCACGCCGAGCCCTCGCCGAGGAGAAGCGCGAGCGCGGCGCGCCGGCCCGTCCGCTGCCGGTCGAGCATCTCCTGACGCCGGCACTCGAGGTGCTTCGGCTCGGGGTCAGCCTTCTGACGCGTAACAGGGTTGCCCTTCCAGCCGAGCTGCCCGCAGATCGAGCAGGGGTTCCGGGCGTGCTCGGTCTTCACGCCGAGGCCTCCTCACGCTCGGGCAGGAACCCCCGCTCGCGCAGGATCGCCATGTGCTGGTACACGCGCTGGGTCGACATCTCGAGCTCGCGTGCGATCGCGCGGACGCTCTGACCCTCGCGCCGCAGCTCGAGGACGCGTCGACGACGCGGACCGAGGCTGGCTTCGGTGGGGGTTGTGCTGCTCACGTGCGGGAGTTTCCCGCATACTTTTGGGCTTGTCAAGCTTGGGACCGCGGATTAGTGTCCCCCATGCAGGTGATTCCCATATCCCCCCGAGGGAGGGACCAGAGATGGCCCAGTTAGGAACCACCGAGGCCGGCCTGTCGACGATCGTGGGGGCGAACGTCCACGGGCTCCGCGTGCTGACGGTCCCCAAGCTCAGCCAGGACGACCTGGCGCGCCGAGCCGGGATCCACGTCGAGACCGTGCGGATGATCGAGGCCGCGCGCGACCCATCGAAGCGTCAGCTCGACGTGCGTCTGTCGACGATCAGGGCGCTCGCAGATGCCCTCGGCGTGCAGCCGGCGGACCTTCTCGCCTACGATTCACCTACGCGGGTGTGGCTCAATCCCGCGGCGTAAGACCGAAGGTCGTACCCCTCCGAGCCGACGCGAACAGTAGCCCAGCGGGACTACCGCGCGGCGCACCGGCGACGCATCCTGGGCAGGTGCTCGGAGAGGCATCCCCGGATGACTTCCCGGCCGTGTTCGCAGCGTTCGCGGCCTACATGGTTGCGGCCGGCTTCGCCTCCACGACCCAGCACAAGTACCGGTACGAGCTGCTCTGCTGGGTCTGCGACTGTTGCTGGGTCCGTGGACTCGATCCGATCACCGCGACCGAGGTCGACATCAGCCGCTACATCGTCAGCCTTCCCGCCCATGGGAAGAAACGCGGCGACGCCGCGCGTGCGCTGAAGGCGTTCGGCAGCTGGCTCGCAGGCCGCTACCGCGCCGACGATCCAGCCAGGGAGATCCGGATCCCGCGCGACAGGGCCACGCCGGCGCCGGAGCTCACCGACGAGGCGGTCCAGCAGCTGCTCGCCGCAGCGTTCCGACAGGAACCGCGCCGAGGGTGGGCGATGATGCTCGCCCTGGCGACCGGCGCGCGTGTCGGTTCGCTCGTGGCGATCCGTCGAGAGGATGTCCATCTCACCGACGCCAGCGGCCCTTGGATCTGGTTCGACAAGGCCAAAGGGTCACGACCCTACGCGGTACCTCTGAACGCCAGAGGTCGGGCAGCTTCAGCGCACCTGCTGAGTCTCGGTCACGACCCGATCATCGGTGTCGGCGCCGCGCGGTTCCGTCAATGGGTCCACGCGGCCGAGGAATCAGCAGGGCTCGAGCGAGTCTGGCCGCATCTGCTCCGGCACACGTTCGCCTCGAAGGTTGCGCGTGCCGGAGACGTGGAAGCCTGGCGTCGGCTCATGGGACATTCGGACCTGACCCAATGGCCGCGCTACGTTCACGCGGCTGACGAGCGGCTCCGCGCGGCGATCGAGGCCGCGGACCGGTAGAGACGTGGCCCCTTCATACTGTTGCACCGTCGGCCGATACGTTGCGACGAAGGATCAGCGCGTGCGCGACGCGGTCGACAGGGCCTGAGGGGTCAGCCTCGCGAGCGTCGCCAGTTGACGAACCAGGTCACGATGCCCGGCAGCGCGGCGACCACGACGACCAACACCTTGAGCTGATCATCGGTGAGCGCCACACCTGCTGCCCCAAGGGCCGCGATGATGACCGCGATCCAGGGAGCGGTTTCCGCCGGGTGGTCCGTGGTGGTCTGGACCGGATGTCTCACTGCCTTCGCTACGGTCTTGTGCGGTTGCATCGTTTCCTCCTAGCAGTCTGGGTCCGGGAGGATGGTCCCGGTGAACCCCGAGTGGTCGTCCGTGACGTCGTCGTCGCATCGGTGCCACACGTCCTCGTCCCCGCCGATGATCTCGTCGGCTCCGAACCCGTCGTAGAGGTCGTCGCGGACCCCGTCACCGCCTGCGCGAAGCGTGTCCGCGCCGGCGTAGCCCCGAAGCGTGTCCGCGCCAGAACCGCCCCAGAGGTCGTCGTTGCCGCCGAACCCGGCGAGGTTGTCGTCGCCCGCGCCACCGTTCAGTTGATCGGGACCAGCCTCGCCGACGAGGAGGTCCGCGCCATCGTTGCCGCAGAGCTCGTCACCGCCATCGCCGGCGAAGTACTGATCGTCCCCGTCCCCGAGCGCGGCGACATCGGCGTCGTCGGTCCCCGACAGGAAGTCGTCGCCCTCGGTCGAGCGGCTGTCGTTCACGTCAGCCCCGAAGCATGTGGGCGGCGGCTGAGCCGAGACACGCGCCGGGACGATTAGGACGCTCGCAACGACCACCGCCAAGACCAGCCGCCTCATGGCTGCACCCTCACGACGTGCTCGCAGGTCTCGTCGAAGGTGTCCCCGTCGTCTCCATAGCAGCGGTCGTTGCCGCCGCCTCCGGCGAGCGTGTCGCCGGGATGACCATCGGCGGCGAACAGGTCATCCGCACCGGCACGGCCTTGGATAACGTCGGCCCCGTCACCGCCCACCAGCGTGTCGGCACCGCGACCACCGCGGACGAGGTCGCCGCCTCCGTTGCCGATCGCGTAGTCCGCCCCTCGGTGAGCACAGATCACGTCACGCGACGGACCGCCGATGATCTCGTCAGCCTGCGCGGTGCCGACCTCGGTGCAGTGAACCGGTGAAGCGGTTGCCGGGGTCTGCATCATCACGACGAGTGCGAGCGCGAGTGCCAACCTCACGGGCAGTTCAGCCCCTCGACGTCGGGCGGAACGATGTCTTCGACCGGCAGCCCGAGCTTGAGGCCGATCTTCCGAACGGCCACGGTGATGTCATGCTGGGCGCAGAGCTGGGCGTCGTTCTGCTGAGACACGCCGGCGATCTGACGCTGGTTGATGTTGTAGAGCAGCGCCGCCATCACCAAGACCCCGATAACGACGAACGTCATCACCGCGACGAACAGCACGTCCACCCAGCGTCGTGAGCGGACGTTGTCGGTCGAACGCCGGAGCTGCGAATCCTTCACGGATGCGCCTTGTCGATCAGGAACTGCACGAACCACAACCCCAGCGCCACCGCCGCCCCAAACAGGGCCGTGAGCATCATGCGCCTGGTCCACTGGCTTTCCTCCCGCCGGGCTTCAACCATGCCGGTGATCGCGGTGTTGATCGCGTCGATGTCCTTCTTGATCTCGCGGATCTCCACCTGAGTGACCGACGCGCCGGAACGGTCCATCTGCTCGACCCGCTGCCGGAGGTCACGGAGGTCGGTGATAAGCCGTTCGACGTCCCTGATGACCCCTGGATCACCCACATCGCCCCGTTACTTCGCGCATGGGGGGATGCCGGTGTGGTTCAAACAGGTGTTGTGGACGTGCCATAGGTGCGAGCCGTTGCCGGAGTAGGGTTCGACCTTCCACGCCGAAGCCTTCGCCTGACGCTCGATCTTGCCGTCGACGGTCCCGATGACCTGGACCACCTTGAGCTGACCGGCTGCGGCCATCCGCCGGCCCCAGTCGAACACCGAGGCCGTGGGTCCGTGACTCACGTCGACCGCGTCACCCCAGGCGTGCGCCGAGTAGCCGACCTTCGGGTCGGTTGAGCCACCGAAGCGCTTGCAGTTGTAGATACCGCCGAAGGCGCACGTCGGCCACGCCCGGTGGTACAGCGCCCAGACCTCGTTCGCCTTGTTCGTCGCCGAGGGATAGGCAACGACCTGGATGACGCTTCCCAGGACCCCGACCAGGATCAGCCCGTCTTTGCCCCGAAGCTGCATCCGGTCTTGATCTCGCTTCAGCCCCCGGCACCACGTGTCCATCGCCTCGATCGCGCTCGCACGCTTTCCAACGTCTTTCCAGTTCGTCCATCCCTCGGCTTTGGTCTGACGCATCTCGAACGGCCCCAGCGTCGCGATGATGTCCTCGGTCACCGCGAGGGCGCTCGTCTTGGTCCGCAGCAGGTCCGGACCTTTCGTCGTCCAGTCCTGCTTCGGGGTCTTGACCTGGAACCGGTTCACCGCCCAAGGGTCGACGTCGCGTCTAGGCGTGATGCCGCTTGCGGTGACCGGGATGACGATGGTGCTTGCGCGCCACATGGCGGACCAGCGTGTCTAGATGCAGGTCTCGCTCGAGCGAGCAGGTCACCGACCCGTCGCGGTTGTACGTGACACCGGCGACCCGTTGCGCCGGGATCTTCGGTTCGAAGTCCCCGATCCGCAGCGCGTCGCCGGGCAAGATGTCGAACGGAACACCGGGAGGGCGGACCGCGTTGACCTTCACCGATCCTTGGACCCGGAGCTTCGTGAGTCGCTGCAGTGCTCGCGTGTTGATCGCCGCCGCGAGCGCGTTATCCGGCTGGGGGTCGGGGATGTGCGCCGGTTCGGGGTAGTCGAATGTCTTCCCCGGGAGTGGGTCGGTGAGTCCGACACCGACCGCGGTCGACCGGAGCTTCTGCGGCATCCCTCGAGCGTTCTCCCACGTCGTCGCGTAGGCGTCGTAGAGCGGGAGGACCGTCAAGCCGTTGTCCTCAGCCATCCCGTCCAGCCGCGTGTGCCAGACGTGATGTCCCCAGGCTCGGAAGTGGAGCTTGCCCCAGCTGCGGCCGCTAGGATCGTGCAGCACGAGCCACGTCGAATCTTCGAGGGCCGCGATGTAGTCCAACAGGTCGGTGGCGGCCCCGGTCCAGTCCAGCGGAAGCACGTTCAGCGATCCCGAGGTCACCGAGGCATAGCCGCAGCGATCTGCGACGTCGGAGGCCACGTCCGCCGTCGTGAACGTATCCGCCGGCGTGATGACCCCGACCCTCAGATCGTCGACCCAATACTTCCGGGTGACGGCGGGCGTGTTGGCCGCGGTCGCGTTCCAATCGATGATGGCGGTGTCGGCCGAGGCGTCGAAAGTGACAGCGAACGTCGTTCCGTCGGGGTTGGCTGCATCCGATAGGACGAAGGTCTGAACGTCCGTCTGGGTCCCAAGTGACGACGCCCGCCGAACGCGCATCGAGAAGTTGGCGGTCTGGGTGACCGTCTTCTTCCGGATGGTCCCCGAGACCCGTTGGATGTCGTAACCGTCGACCCACAGATAGAACCCACTGCGGTCGCTGATGGCGAACGCCTCGCCTTGTTTCAGGACGACGCCGATCGCGTTGCCTTTGTGTGTGGGCGAGTAGAGCTCGTTCACCGAATAGTGCGCTGGGTCCGCATCGAGGGACTGCCACGCGTCCCCTCCCCGGATCTGATAGGGCAGGCGATCGGCGAACTGATCCACCGTCGAGCGCGGCCCGTAGGCAGACACGATCGCTACATCGTCGACGTACTTCGGCGGCGCGGTGAGCTTGCCCTGATAGATGATCTTGCCACTGGGCCGGCGCGCCACGACCTTGTCGCCCTGCCAGCACCGCATGCGTCGACCCTTCCGGGGAAGGACGCGAGCCTCGTGAAGGGCTCCGTATCCTCCGGGCGCGGTCGCGTCGAACGACTCCCAGTCCATATCCACCGGGGACCCGGCGACCGACCAATGCAGCAAGCCAGGATCGACCGCCGCGCGGACGGACGTGTGAACGTCGAACGCACTCATGACCAGTCGCGGCGGTAGACGGTCGGAGTGACCGTCATCGTTCGCCCGAGCGTGGCCTGGTTCTCGACATAACCGGCAGCCGACACGTCGAGCTCGTTGAGCCACACGAGCGAGAGACCGGGCGGGACCCAGAACGGCGTCGCGCTCGGGTCCATCTGCGTGAGCAGGTTCCCCGAGCTGTCGAGCGTCTCCACGTCGTCCCGCGTAGGAAGCGAGCCCGGGTCGGAGCGAACGCGCTGGTTCTGGACGATCAGAGGAATGACCGTATGGGACATCGAGTGGATCGTTGTCGTGCCTAGAGAGGTCTGGACCGTGTGAACGACCCGCGGCTGATAGACCTTCGCAGCAACGCCATCGAACGCGAGGATCAGCGTCTGGTGACCGCTCGTGTTCGGCGAAGGAGTGAACGATTGCGAGGCCACGATCGTGTTGTCGGTGAGGTTCGCCACTTCGACCTTGTACGTGTAACCGGAGTCCCCCGAGACAAAGTTCCAATCAAACGTGATCGCATGATGCCCCACCCCGCCGAACGCGCCGTTCGTGTTGTCGCCCCACCCAGCGCCGTCATTGAGGGTGTCCAGCACCATCGACGTACCTGAGACCGTGCCCGCGGTCCACGTCGGATCCCCAGCTCCCAAGTCCTTAGGCGGCGTCGTCAACGCCGAGCCGAAGACTGACTGCTCGCCGCCCGACGAGACAGTCGCCGCTGCGGTGTCAACGGCTGGCACGAGCCAAAGGTCGTCGACATCAAGGTTCTGCGCCGTGCCTGAGTCCTGCCGGGTCCAGAGCTGCATCGTGAAGTTCCCAAGCTGGACGCCGAGCTCCTCAGGCAACTCGATCTCACCGAGGTTGACCGGGACGTAGTTGAACGTCGTCGCGTTCGTCAGATCGTGGTCGACCTCGTCGTTCGAATACTGCGGCGAGGTCCCCGGTCCCCAGACGAGCTGCAGCTTGAACAGCCGCGCCGCAGCGCCCTTCACGCGGGCCATAACGACGAACCGTCCACGGAGACAATCCATCATCGTTGACCGAGTCAGGTTGACCCGCTGCTTCGCCGTAGTTGGGTCGGTCGCGTGGGTGATGCGCAGCGTGTTCCCACCGGAGGCGTTGCCGTCCGCGACGGAGGACGCATCCGTGCCGAGCGTCGCCGTCCAGCCGTTAGCGGTCGCCTCAGCCTGAGCGAAGTTCGGTCCGTTCAGGAAGTCCGCGAGCCGGTTCCGGCCCATCACGCCGTCATTCGACAGGCGGGCATAGTCGGCCTCGACCCCGGCAGTCGAGGCATCGGGGAACGCGACGTCGAGGACACACGGCGCCGGCGCGGTGCCAGGGTTGTACACCGGCATCATGAACGGCGGGCTCGTGGTGGACGCCGGATCAACGACGATGGTCTGCGAGCCGGCCACGCGGAACGGCGAGGCCGAGGCAGACTGCTCGAGCTGAACGTTCCGCACGTCGAAGGTCGCTGCGGCGCCCGAGGACTCGATGCGCACGCGGATGTGGTCGGTCGTCCCCGGCGCAGTGCCGGTGATCGAGATCCGCTTCCACCCTGCCGCGGCTTGCGTGACCGAGACGTTCGAGATGGTCGCGTCCGCGGCCGTGCGCCAGTCGGTGATCAACGCCATCGTGCCGGAGGCGACCTGAACCTCGCAGCTGAGCGTCCACGTCTGGCCGCTCGCCGCCGACGCCGCGCCGGTCGCCTGGAAGATCCCGCGTGTCGCCGCGCCGGCGACCACGTGCAGCGAGTCGGTCGCTGCGACGATCGAGAGCGTCGGGGTCGACGTGATCGTCCAGCCGTTGGGCGTGCCGTCATCGTTCGAGTCGAGCAGCAGCGTTGCGTTCGCAAGTTTGTTGAGCGCCGGATCCAGCGCGTCGCTCCGCAGATACGGGAGGGACGAGAGCGCGATCTCCACTCCGGCCGGCGTCTGGAACAACTGCGTCGCCTCGTATAGCGCGGCCTCACGACCCGACAGCAGCGCCGGCGCGTTCGTGGGATCGCAGTCGATGAACTTACGGTCGGATGACCCGTCGGCGATCCAGCGGAGCGTCGCTCCGTCGGCGAGGTAGCGGCCAAGCACGCCGACCGCCTTCGTGAGGTTGTCGTAGCTCGAGGCCTTGATGATCGAGTGGAAGCTCACCGGTCGCCGCGCGAGGCGGTTGAACGCCACCGAGCGCGGCGTGGCGGCCGCGACCGAAGCGTCGTTGCCCAGCGTCGCAGACCCGAACGAGACGTCCTGTACGAGCAGCGTCTGCACGCCGCCGTAGAACGCCGAGTTCGCCCCGGCTGAGTCGTTCAGGTCGAACAGGATGTTCGTCTCGGCGTCGACGTCGACCAGCTGCAGTACGGAGGCCATTCGATCAGACCCCTTCCCTCGCGAGCTCGCGAACGATGATCGCGCGCACCTGCGTCGCGAAGTCGGCCTGGCCCGACAGGCCCGCGATCTGCAGGTCGATCGGGACCGTGACCTTCGTGCTCCCGAGCTTGTTCACACGGTCCTGCAGCTGATCCAGCGTCGTCACGCCGCGCTGCCCGTGTTCATTGACCCCGTCGAGCATGTCGATCAGGGCCTGCCGCGAGATCCCCGCGTCATGGGCGACCCCGGAGAGCACCTGTCGGAACGTCAGGGACGTGTCGCCGGCGTCCTTCGCGTTCTGGATGTAGTCGTCGAACGCCTGCGTCAGCGAGACCTGATCCTCGAGCTCCTGTTGAACGAGCTCGTGACCCCTCTGCGAGTCAAGGTGGCCTTGCTGCTTGAGCTTGTTGTACTTCTCCTGATCGGCCTGCAGCGCCTGCAGCGAGGAGATCACGCCGAGCGCTCCGCCGGCGAGCTCGTCCTCGGCCTGCTTCTGATCACGCGCCGCGGCCGCGACCGCGCGCTGCTCCTCGGCGAGGTGGTGCGTGACCCCGGCGGATCGCTCCGCCGCAGGGATGTAGTCGTCGAGACTAGCGACAACGTTGTCGATGGCTTCCTGCGACAGGCCGAACTGATCGCCCCAGCCCTTAACACGCTCCTGTGCGTCTCCCAGCGTCACGTTCCCGCTCTCGAGGTCGCCCTGCAGCTCATGCGCGGCGGCCTTGAGGTCGTCGGCCCCATGCGAGGCCTGCTGCATCCCCTGCAGGAAGTTCGCCGCGCCGGTCTGACCAGTGACCTTTAGAGCGAACCCGAACGCGCCGAGCGCACCCTCAGCTGAGGGGAGGCGTTTGTTCGCGACCGCGTCGAGGTCCGAGCCGAACGCCTGCAGGGTAGGTAGGACATCCTCACCGATCGTTTGCCCGAGCTCGTGGACCGTCTCGCCGAACTTCTTCCAGGGCTCGGCGTCGGCCTGCTGCGCGGCGTAGCCCTCCACCGCGCCGAGGGCCTTCAGTGTCGCGCCGTAGTGATCCGTCGCGAACTGCGTCTTGTCGACGGCGAGCTTGAGCCGCGACAGGGCTCCCGAGTTGCCGTTGACGGCCTTCCCGACCGCCGACATAGCGGTCGTGAGGTCGACCCCGTTCTTGACCGAGAGGTCGACGACCAGCGGGATCAGGGTCTTCACCTGATCCGCTGTCAGGCCGAACTGCACGGCCATCGACTCCGCCGAGATAATCGCATCGTTCGAGACGCCGGTCTGCTTGGCGATCGCGTCGGCCTGCTCGAGGAAAGCGTCCTTCGAGTCGAGGGAAACCTTCGTGCTGTTCTCGATCGAGTTGGTCAGCTTGTCGGTCGCCTGGTTCAGCTCGATCGCGGCTCCGACCGAGGCCTTCTCGACCAGGACCGCCGCGACAGCGGCGGCGGTCCACGCGTTGGTCATCGCCGCGGAGGACTTCGCGGCCGCCGCGGACATCTTGCCGGTCGAGGACTCGGTCGCGGCCTCCGACTCCGCCAGTTGGCCCTTGTACTTCCCCGCGTCGAGGAACAGCTCCACCTTGGCCGCCGCGATGGCGCCGCCACCTCCGAGAGCGCCCCCCAGACCCCCGAGGAGGCTAGACACGGTCTACACTCCAGACATGGACACGAAGACCGTCTCCGGCCGCGGCTCGAGCTTCCTGAACTCGACGATCGCGAACCACGAACAGCAGGGCTGGAAGGTCGAACAGATCGACCGCTCGACGCTGGGGAAGTTCTGGATCACGTTCCGTCGCGAGGCCGGCGCGACCGTGAGCTCGGTCCCCAAGCGTCCCGACTGAGATCATCGAGCTACCGCCGCCCGCGAGCCTTCGAGCCAGATGCGGCGGTTCTCCTCGGCCGCTCGAGCCCAGCCCTCCTCGACCGTCGCTGCCTCGTCCGGGCTCGGTCCGGCCGCTGCCTCCGGTGTGACCGTGTCGGGCAGCGCCAGGTCGTAGAGCTCGCGGCGCTCGTCGGGCGTCAGGGCGGCGACGATCGCGCGCCGGTCATCGCGTGGCAGGATCTCCTCGCCCTCGACCGAGTCGAGCATCTCGGCGACCATCCGCTGCTTGGCCTCCCAGATCCGCCACGGCTGCGAGGCCTCGATCGACAGGACCTCGGCGAGGCACCGCTCGGAGTCGGGCAGATGCCAGGACACCGCGAGGCCCGTCCTCAGCGTCGTGAAGTGCCGGTTCCGCTGACGGAGCTTCGAGAGTGCGTCCACGGCCTGGCCCCTTCGTGATGCTCGGTATGGGTGATGGGGCCAGCCCTGGGATAGGCCGGGCGAGTATGTTGCGCCGCAGCTAATATGCCGGTGTCACGTTGTTCACGAGGGTGGGCTGTACGTGATCCCCGGACGCGGGCTTGAGGATCTCCGGGGTTACGGTCACGGTGAGGGTGTCCCCGCTCGGGTCGGGCTGAGGCGGCACCGCGACGAGCGAGACCTTCGGGATCACGAACTTCAGCGTCGAGACCTCGACGGTGTGCACCGCGTTGATCTCGATGCTTCCGGCGACCATGACCGCCGAGGCGCTACTGCCTCCCACTGCGCCGTAGTACGAGCTGCGATAGGCTGCCCAGTCTTCCCAGACCATCTCGATCTGGAATCCGTCGAAGTTGACGATCCCCAGGCCGAGGTATCCGACGTTCACGCCGTCGGCAGTCTTCACCGGGGTAACGGGCCGTTTGATCGGGAGCGTCACGTTCTGAATGTTCGTGTGCGCGACCGGAGTCGACGAGTCCTCCTCGAACTTGAGCGTCGCGCCGACCACGCGGAACCAGCCGGCCTGCATCGAGTCCGTTACCGTGATCGTCGGCGCCGCCACGACCGCCGGCACCTGGCCCACGGCCTCGACGAGGAACTCGAGCGGATCGCCGTTCTCGTTGAACGAGATGGTCAGACCGGAGCAGATGCCCTTCGACATCGACTCGGGCAACACGAGCGAGCCGCCGGGCAGCGACCACATCGTCCAGAACGCCGGCGCGGCTCCCAGGCCCGTGAACGGATGGGTCCTCGTCGGCGCCGTGCCTGAGGGGGTGTCCGTGGGCCACATCCCCGAGAGGAACCTGCCCGCGACGTCGGCGAACCCGGCCACCGGGATCCCGCTGCCGGCGTTCCAGTACTCACCGGCCTGCCAATACGCGTCGGCCTGGATTGCGTTGCCGTCGGTCATCGCCACACGACCGAGATCGTGCACGGGCTGCACGCGCTGCGTTCCGATTAGCGGGAACGCGTACTCAGCGGTTGTCGGGACCGTTCCCTCCGCGGATTGTTTCGCGATCGCGTTGAACCAGTTTCCGGATGATGGCGCGATCGGCACGGGCTACTCCTCCGCCTCGGTGGCTTCGGCCACGGTCTCGCCTGCGGCCTCGGCCGCAGCCTGTTCGCGAGCCTTCGCCTTCGCCTTGTAGTCGGCCGCGCTCAGCGCGACCGGCGAGTCGGGATGCGCGGCGGCGTCTATCAGCGCCTTCTCGATCTGCGAATCTACCGCCTCGAGGATCCCGTTCGAGTCGAAGGTGACGTGCCAGGTTTCGCCGTTGCCGAAGGCGCCGCCGGCCTCCTCGTTCGGGTCGCCGTAGAACTTCGTCACGCGGTCACCTTCCGATGGGTGTCATGGATGCGCTCACGTGTAGGAGACCGCCGCGCGGACCGTGAAGCTCACCGCGATCACGCGCATCGAGCCCGAGAGCTGCCAGCCGATCCCGGCCGGCCGCGTGTAGCCGCTGGTCTCGCCGGCCGCAACGTTCGCCTTCACGCGGAGACGCCCGAGCACCCGCTCGGTCAGATCCAGCCAGGCGCCGTCGGCGTCCTGGTCATCGACGAACCGCGACACGTCAAGCTCGGCCGGTTCCCACACGAGGATCGTGTAGGCGGTCGTCACCTCGTCGGTGGGGCCGGTGTCCAGCGACACGATCTTCTGCGGCGAGGGCTCCGGCCATACCGCGAGATGGATCGTGCCAAGCTCCGCCTTCAGCTTCTCGACCGATTGCGGCGAGTAGAGGTGGACCTCGGCCGAGGAAAGCTCCGCGACGTTCGAGCGCAGATCCGCCGCCCAGGCCTCGCAGACCGATCGAAGGCTCATATCCCCGAGAACCCCGACGCGGCACAGGACTCACGCATCGCGCCCTGACAGCCACCGTGCATCCACCGCTGCGCCGCCTCGCCTAGATAGGGCTTCCGCGGCGATCCGGGGTGCTCGACGACGCCGGAGACGAACTTGCCGCCGCCGAGGTAGAGGTAGCCACGTGAGCCCTCGATCTCGTGGGGACGGGCGCCCTCCTCGAAGATCGGGCCGAGCTCGCCGGCCGCGCGGAGCTCCGCCGAGGTCGGCCCCGTCTGGTGAACGGTCGCGGTCGCCTTCGGCGAGCCCGAGGTCGCAGACGCGTCGGCAGCGACCTCCACGAGCGAGGCCTCGAACCCCTTCGCGATCGCGGCATCGAGCGGTGCCGGGTTCCAGTAGACAACCCCCATCACGCGAGCCCCGCGAAGTTGTCTCGATAGAGCTCGGCGACGATCTCGTCGACCTCAGGCAGACCGCTCGAGGCGACCTTGTCGTTGTAGGGGTTGCGCCCATCCGGCACGAACACGATCGACGTGTCGCCAGCGCTCGCAGACTTCGCCCGTCGCAGGTCCGCGTTCAGCGTCGTGAAGTGGTTCCATACGAGCAGCGCGACGGCACGGAGCGCGTCGGGATGCGGCACGGTCCAACCGGTCGCGCCGATCACCTGCACCGTCTGCGGGCCGTAGGGCCACTCATACTGCGATCCCGTGACCCCGGCGATCCCCAGGCCCAGCCCGAGGATCTCGAGCGAGTCGAAGTCCCCGACCGCCCGGTCACCGCCGGACGAGAGCGAGCTGTTCAGGCGGTAGACGCTCGAGGAGGCCTGCAGCGTGAGGTTCCCGGCATAGTCGCGCGTGTTCACCGACGCGATCGAGGTCGTCCGCTTCGTCAGCGGCACCGACGAGGAGCAGACCCAGACGTCGAGCTCCATCGTGTCGGCCGCGATCTGCTCGAACTGATCATTCGCCAGGTCATCGACCCGGCGCGTCATCCGCGCGATCGAAGCGGTCAGGTCGGCGTCGTCGGCCTGCGCGAGCGCGAGTGCCAGCTGCCGGCAGGGCTCGGCCGTGGACTCTGGGCGGAAGTCGGCGGGAGTCAGCAGCGGCGCCATCTCAGAAGACCTCGAGCGTGCCGCGAGCCTTGATCTTCGGGAGCTCGGGCGAGTGCGTGACCTCGACCCACTTGTCGTATAGCCCGGCGACCAAGACCACGGTCCCGCTGGGACCGACCAGGCACCGCGCGTAGTACCGCGAGGGTGTCGTCGTCGCGTCGACCTCCCAGCTGGCAGTTTTCCAATCGCCCGAGACCGGCGCGACGTCGTGGGCCGGGAACGCCATCCGGACCACGTCGGTCGACAGGTTCGGGACCGATCCCGAGTCGCGGACGATGACCTCGGCCCGCACGTATCCGAGTGCCAGGGCCGAGATCCTTTCGTTGCTCACTCCCATCGGTCCTTTTGGTCGGCCTTCCAGCGGTCGGCGCCGACCGCGTCCCAGCGCTCCTGCGAGTCTGCGTCCCACCGCAAGGCGCCCACGGCCTCCCAGCGGGTCCGCCCGATCGCCTCGAGGAAGTCCGGACCCGTCCCCGTGATGATCCCGGCCTGGTTCACGACGGGCGCGAACGGCGCGCCGGCCTGCGAGATCAGCCCGAGCGCGATCGACAGATTGACCTTCGGCGAGAACAGCACGCCCGAGCGGTCGATCAGGCCCGCCGCGATCGCGCGGTTCACCGCCGGCGAGAACAGCGTCCCGGAGCGGTCGATCAGGCCGGGCGAGACCGTCTGCGGGCCGCCCGAGATGTTTACGTTCGGTGCGAACGTGACGCCGCTCTGGTCGATCAGACCGAGGAAGATCTTCAGGTTCAGCTGCGGCGAGAAGACCGTCGGCGTCTGCGAGATCAGGCCGGGTGAGACCGAGAGGTTCACCTTCGGCGTGAACACGACACCGCTCTGGTCGATCAGGCCGGGCTTGACGTTCAGCCCGATCGTCGGCGAGAACAGCACCCCGCTCTGGTCGATCAGCCCAGGCTTGATCGCGAGATTGACCTTCGGCGCGAACAGCGTCCCCGACTGATCGATCAGCCCAGGCTTGACGTTCTGGTTCACCTGGGGCGCGAACACGATGCCGCTCTGGTCGATCAGCCCAGGCGAGACCGTCGACGCCCCGCCGGCAGCGAGCGCGTCGGTGAAGATCTGCACCCCTCGAGCCGCGGGGCGCGCGCCTGCCGTCGAGCGGTTATAGAAGACGTGCGCGGTGCCTGGGATCGTGACGCGGTACCGCCCGACCAGTTGGCCGGTGCTCATGGGTTACTCGTCCCAGACGAAGTACAGCTTGTTCGCCGCCATCGTGGCCGCGCCCCAGTTCCACACCACGAGCCACGTCGAAGCCAACAGCTCGATCGGGCGGTCGTAGAACGACCAGACGATGCCCGCGCCGATGTTCGCCGGCAGCGTCACCCCCCGGCCTTGGTTCGCGGCGGTCGGAACGGTGGGCGCGGTACTCCACGCCGTATCGAGGGCGGATGCCGACGTGAGCAGGGCGGACCCGAACCCGTCGTAGTCCAAGGATGACGTCTGCGAGGTCGTGGCGACCGGCGTGTTCGCGGGCTTCCCGAGGTAGATCGAGGACGCGACCGCCGAGGTGTTGAACAGCCCGAACTCCACGATCTGGATCGCGTGCGTGGAATCGGTGTGGATGGTCGCACACGCGGCGGCAGATGCTGCGGTGACCCCCGTGACTCCCAGCTCGTAGCGCGGCATCTCAGATCCCCCAGCTCGTGTTGAACGCCGCGATCGCGGCGGCCAGCGCCGGCGCCTGCCAGGCCTGCGAGCCCGTGTACGTGAAGCTCGGCGCGTACACCTCGATCCAGTTGATCCCCGAGTCGAAGCAGGTCGAGAACAGGTCCGCCCACACGTAGTCAGTCCTGCTCGTCCCGTCGTACATCTGCTCGCCGTCATAGATGTCCTGCGAGCCGCCGGGGTTGATCACCTGACCTACGTCCTGGTACTGGCCCAGACCCGTCAGCAGCGTCTGGATCTGCGCCGAGCCAGGACCCCACAGCTCGAGCATCCGGTTCCGGTTGGCGTCGGTGATCTGCTGCCCGACGCCGCCCGAGAACAACCCCGACGACGTGAACGACACTGCGAGGTCATCTCCGGAGACCTGCCGGCCGACACTCAGGAGCGAAAGGTTCCCCTCGACGCAGTTGGGAACCGCCCATCCTGGGACCGCCTGGATGTCGGCGTCGGCGTTGTACTCCGCCCAGAGGCGCCCGTACCAGGGCAGGTGCAGCAGGTGGACCTCGTTCGCGCGGCACCACGACGAGAGCTCGCCCACGAGCCGCGCGTAGGCATCCTCGAACGCCGGGTTCCCCGCGATCCCTTCGCGCGAGAACGGCAGCGGCACTCGGGCGCCCGGATCCTGGGTCGCCAGCGTGTACAGATAGTCGGGTCCCATCGCGTCGTAGAGCGCGGCCGGCAGGTAGCGGCCAGCCATGAACCGGACGGAGAGCTCGACCCCTGCGGCGTCGGCCCTGGTCCGCGCCGCGTCGAGCGGCCCCGGCAACAGCGCGCCGTGCTCGTCGCCGATCGAACTCCACGGGAACCGGGCCGCGAACCCACGCACACCGGGCGTCTGCAGCGCGATCGTGATATCGCCGGCGTCGATCGAGCTCGACGTCGTGACCTGCTTCAGCGCCCAGACCCCGCGGCAGTACGCCGCGAGGTCGAAGGTCTTCGGCAGCTGCGCCTGGCACTCCGCGAGCTGGGCCTTCAGGTCGGCGATCTGCGCGTTCGCCTGGTCGAGCTCGGCTTCGACCTGCGTGAGCTGCGTCTGACAACTCACGTGCGAGGCCTCGAGCTGGTCGGCCTGCGCGGCGTCGCCACGGATCTGATCTCCGAGAAGACCCACGCCTAACCCCACGGTCCCCGCCAGGAGCTCTCGTCGCGAGAGCACATCAGTACTTCCAGATCCCGGAGGCGCTCCACACGACGGTCACGTCGCCGCCGTTAGGTGTGAGCGGCAGACCCGTCGCGGTGTCCCAGGCAGCCAGGAACGGCGAGTCGCCGGCGACGGTCACGAACTTGAACACGACGAGCCACTCGACCGAGGTCGACCCCGTGAGGACCGAGCCAGCGGTGAACACGGTGTCGTTCGCATCGAACACGCCTACCGCGACGACGCCGGCCGTCCCGCCGGCGAGCGCCTGAGCGTTCGCGAACGTCGGGTTGATCCCGGTGTGGGAGCTCTCGAACACGTCGGTCACGACCGGGGTGTCGGTACCCTGATCCATAAAGTACGCCTTCAGCGTGTCGGTGTCCGCGTCGACGCGGCCCGAGTAGTCCGACGTCTTTCCGACGGTCGAGTTGCGGTAGGCGTCCGCGAGGAAGTTAGCCACCGGTCAACGCCTCTCGGAGCGTCACGAGCTCGGTCTCGGAGAACCGCGACACCAGCGCGCGGCGATCGAGCTCGGCGTTGATCGGCTCGAGCTTTGTCAGGAACCCCGCCTCCGCCTTCTCACGCGCGACCGTGATCGTCTGCTTCAGGTGCAGCAAGTCCTCGGTCGAGGCCTTCGCGAGGTTGCGGCGCCCGGTCATCGGATCAGCCCCACCTCTTGGTCGTAGGTCATCGGGACCTCGAACTTCTCGATCTCGACGACCTGCCGATCCGGGTGCGGTATCGTCGCCATCGCGACGAGACCCGCCTCACGCAGCAAGCCGGTGCGGTGCATCATCTCGACGAGCTCCTCCGCGACCACGACATCGCCGGCCGCGTCGATCTGCAGGTGATAGGTCTTGAACTCGTGGATCACGGCGCGCGGCGTCGTCGTATCCGCCTCCGGGCCGCCAGAGCACGCCCAACAGAACATCGGCGAGACCAGCCGAACGGCGTAGTTCGTGATCGTGTAGGTCACGCCGCGCAGCTGCGGGTGATGCAACCGGACGCCGCTCATAGATACACGTCCACGTTGGCGACCAGGTTCGCCATCTCCGAGAAGCGGACACGCACGAACCGATAGAAGAAGGCCTCGAGGATCAGCGTGTAGAACCCGGTCCCGATGAACACGGCGTCTGCCACCGTCGGCGCTGGGAGCTCCGTCGAGGTCAGGCTCACCGGCTCGTAGGGGAGGCGGAACCAATCGACGTAATCGACCGAGGCTTCGACCGTGACCTTGCCGGTACCGTTCGGCGGATCCGTGTCCGTCACCGCGATCACGATCGCCCCGCCGCGGTCGGTCATCGTGTCCTGCTGCTTGGCGGTGTGAGGCGACAGGCCGTTCACGGTTTGACCCTCCGCGATGCGGGCCGGCGCGCCGGTGAAGGCGTCGAGCGTGGTCACAGATAGGCCTTCGCGCTGAGGGTGACGTTGACGTTCGCCGTGACGTTCAGTCGGACGAACTGCCAGGGCTGGTTCGCCTGCAGCAGGTACGTCGTCGTCACGGCCGTCGTGATCGTGAGCGCCGAGACCGTGTAGGTCGACGGCGTCGCAACGAGCGCATACGGGATGTTGAACCAGTTCACGCCGTCGACCGAGCCCTCGATGTTCACGGTCGCCGATGGCGTGGCACCGATCGTCGACGTGATCACCACCGCGCCGGGTCCCGACAGATCCTCACGCTCGGCGGAAGCGGCAGGGCTCGGACCAGTCGCAAGCGACGTGGTCAGCAGCGTCGTCGGCTCGAGAGGCGGCATCTATCCCCCTGCCGGCGCGCCCGGCATGTCTGCCGTTGTGAGGCCCGCGGGCTTCTCGGGCTCCGGCGTGGGCGAGCCCGGTTCCGGCGGCGAGTGGATCTCGCCCTTCGGGGCCGACTTCTTCGCCGTCGAGCGCTTCGCGGTCGTCTTCTTCCGCGTCGCCGTCTTG